TATAAAGACATTGTTGCTGGTACAGTAACTACATCAGGTGCTTTTGCAACTGCAATCAAAGCTACTAAGGACAAGTATCCGAAGCCATGAGTACATTAAAAGTTAACGCTATTACTGAAGTTGATGGAACTGCTTTCCCATTTGACTTTACTAAATTACAAAGTGCAAATAGTACAACTGATGTAAGTGATCTTACTTTTGATAGTTTAGATGTAACAACATACAAATCATTTAGAATTATAGGGTCTATTTTGCCCGCTACAGACGAAGTTGTATTGTACTGTCGATTAAGAGCAAGTGGTTCAAGTTTAACTTCATCAAGTTACCAATGGAAAATGTATGGTACTAATGCTGGTGGAAATGCTTTTGTTTTGTCATCAAGTGGAGAAGATAAAGCACTTGTAGCTAATAATTCTGGTAATAGCACAAGAGAAGGAATGAGATTTGATATTTTAATTACTCCTAGAGTGTCAGGCGATGGCTTTCATAATAATTTTGGTTTTACTCAAGGTTGTAAATATGAAAGTTCAACAGGTCTTGAAGGTTTTAATGCTGAGTTTGTTTATAATGAGGATAGTGTTTCTGATGGATTTACATTATTTCACAATTCAGGTAATGTTTCCGAATATTCATACTGTCTTTATGGGATTAAAAGGTAATGGCTAGATTTCACTTAATAAATGGACAAAGAGTTGCTTACACAGCAGAGGAAGAAGTTGCAAGAGATACGGAAGAAGCTACTGCTGTTGCTTATCAAGCTGCTAATGGTTACAAGACAAAAAGACAATCTGCTTATCCCTCTTTAGCAGATTTTGCAGATGCAATGTATTGGAGTAGCAAAGGAGATTCGACTAAATTAAATGCTTATTATGTAGCCTGTGAAAAAGTAAAAACAGACAACCCAAAACCTAGTTAATTATGAGCCAACTTAAAGTCAATTCAATCGTTCCTGTCGGTGGTCTGCCAAGTGGTTCTAATGGTGGAATTATACAAACTGTTAATGTTGTTAAAACAGATGCTTTCAGTGCTACTACTGCAAATTCATTTACAGATATTACTGGCTTATCATTATCAATTACACCAAGTTCTAACTCAAGTAAAATATTAGTTTTAACAGGTATTTTTGGTCAAGCTGATGCTTCATCTGGAAGCACAGTCAAAATTGTTTCTTCTGCTGGTAGTGCAATAATAGCTACAGATGTTGGAAGTAGAATTGCAACTAATGGCGCTGAAGCAGGGGATAATAATGAACCTCAACATGGTGTTAGACCATTACATCAAAACACATTACTTTTTTCTCCTTCTACAACATCAGCAGTAACAATAAAAGCACAATATAGATTAGAAGGAAGTGGAACTTTTTATATTAATAGACCTCGACAAAACAGTGACAGTTCGGGATATATAAGAACAGTTTCAACAATAACAGCAATGGAAATAACAGCATAATGGCAATAATTCCAGGGTCTAAAAATTTTGACGTATACAAAAGATCAGATTTTGGTTTACGTCTTACTCTTAAGGATTCTACTAGTTCTGCTATTGATTTAACAGGGTATACTGTTGCTGCTCAAGTTTGGGATATAGATAGAAAAGTTAAATTCGCTGATTGGGGAATTACTTACACAAATAGATCAGGAGGAATTGTAGATATAAAACTAACAGATGCACAAACTGATAATTTTATTGTTGGAACTTTGAAATATGATGTCAAATTGACCGAGCCTAGCGGTGATGAATACTATTATATAAAAGGAAACTTAAATGTATCTGAAGGTTACACAGAATGAGTACTCCGAATAAAGTCGAAGTATCACAAGTCTCAGATGTTACAACTGTAGAGATAACTACAGTTGGGCCTCAAGGCCCAGCAGCATCGGGCTTTGAATTTAATGGAGACAATAAAGTCAATGGTTCAATTCCTGTATACAATTCTTCAACCAGTAGGTTTGAAGCAACTGCAACTCACACAGTCCTAACACTCGTAGACGGAGGAAACTTCTAATGGCTAACACAATTAGAATTAAAAGATCAACTGGATCATCAAACCCAGGGTCATTAGAAAATGCTGAAGTTGCTTTTAGAGAAGGTGATGAAGTCCTAATCTATGGTACGGGCACGGGGGGATCTGGAGGTTCAGCTACAAGTATTATTCCTATTGGTGGTAAGGGAGCATTTTTTGATAAGGCAACTGTACAAAATGCAAATAAAGTTTTAGCAGGCCCAGGATCAGGATCTGATGCAGCACCTGCATTTCGAGTTCTTGTAGCTGCTGATATACCTTCTTTAGCTCATACAAAAATATCTGATTTTGATGCTGGAGTACGCACCAACACATTGGCAGAAATGGCTGCCCCTGCTGCTGCTGTATCGCTTAACTCTCAAAAGATTACATCATTAGCAGATCCTACTGCTGATGGTGATGCTGCGAATAAAGGATATGTAGATGGTGTTGCACAGGGATTAGATATAAAAGATTCTGTAAAAGTTGCAACTACAGCAAATATTACACTTTCTGGAACGCAAACTATTGATGGTGTAGCGGTTTCTGCTGATGAAAGAGTACTTGTTAAAGACCAAAGTACAGCAAGTCAGAATGGTTTATACCTTTGTAAAGCAAGTACATGGACAAGAACTGATGATTTAGCTGCTGGTGCTGACGCTGCTGGTGCTTTTGCCTTTGTTGAGCAAGGAACTGTTAATGGCGATAATGCGTTTGTATGTAGTTCAGACAAGGGAAGTGCAGTCACAGGAACAAATAATCTTACCTTTGTTCAGTTTTCGGGTGCTGGTCAAGTAATAGCAGGGAGTGGACTAGATAAATCTGGTAATACCTTATCTGTTGATCTTAAGGCTAATGGTGGACTTGTTATTGAATCTACTGAAGTCGCTGTTGATCTTGCTGCTAGTTCTATAACAGGTACTCTTGCAGTTGGAGATGGAGGTACAGGATCAACCTCTGCTTCGGCTGCTAGAACTGCATTAGGACTAGCTATCGGAACGAATGTACAGGCTTTTGACGCACAATTAACTGATATAGCTGGTTTAACTCCAACAGACAGCAACTTTATTGTTGGTGACGGATCAAACTTTGTTCTTGAATCAGGAGCTACAGCAAGAGCAAGTCTTGGAGCACAGGCATCAGCAACAGATTTAACAAACTTATCTTCCTGTCAATCAGGTGGATCTGCTGCTTTAGCTGCTCTTACTTCAACAGAAATTGGTATTCTTGACGGGGCAACTTTAACAACAACTGAATTAAATTATGTTGATGGTGTTACTTCTGCGATCCAAACTCAATTAGATGCAAAGCAAGCTCTTGATGCTGATTTAACTGCCTTATCTAGTTGTCAATCTGGAGCAGCAACAGCATTAGCCTTGTTAACTGCAACTGAAGTAGCAATTATAGATGGAGCGACAGTAACAACTGCTGAATTAAATATTCTTGATGGAGTAACAGCCACTACTGCCGAGATAAACTTAATAGATGGTGGTACATCTGCGACTTCAACAACACTTGCAGCAGCAGATCGTATTATAGTGAATGATAATGGCACAATGAAACAAGTTGCTTTTACTGATCTTGTTACATTCCTCGAAGATGGTTCGGCATCTAGCTTCGATATAGATGGAGGAACATACTAAACTTTAAATATCAGGAGGTCGAACAATGTCAAACACAATTAAATTAAAAAGAGGTAGTGGTAGCGATCCAGGTGCTAGTGACCTAGTTGTTGGAGAAGTAGCGGTAAGAACAGATACGGGTAAATTATTTACGAAAAAAGATGATAATTCTATAGCCGAAATATCAGGTGGAATAGATGATGGAGATAAGGGAGATATTACAGTATCGAGTTCTGGTGCAACTTTTACTATTGATAGTGGAGTTGTAACATCTGCAAAAATAGCAAACGATACTATTGTTAATGCTGACATAAATTCAAGCGCAGCAATAGATGGTTCAAAAATATCACCAGCTTTTACATCAGACATAACTGGAACAGGAAATCTTACTCTTACATCAACCGATGCTGGTAGTTCTGCTGCTCCAGAATTTGAACTTTATAGAAATA